GAATTTATTATAGATAAAGTATTTGTTGCAAATCCTTATGCACAAGAGGAACATTTGCAAAGGCAATTAGATGCAGATTATCAATACTATCATCATATTAGAGATGAATGGCAAAAAGGAATAAGAACACCATTAACACATTCTATTGCTGAATGGATTTGGGCAGGTAAACCTACGATATGCAAGGAGTTAAAGTAGAAGATAGAAAACAATTCATATCAAGAATGTTATGGCTTGTTAAGGAGTTAAAAGAATCTGATAAGGCATCTGAGATGGATATTTCTAAGATGCTGGAGTTTAACCTTATGCTTAGAGATTTATCTGTTACAGATGCATCTATATCTGATTTACATCGATATGTGTATGAAAATGTTGATGGCAATAAGGCAAAGTTAATAATGCAATATGTAGAGGTATATGGCAAAAGAAAAGACAAAAAAATATGAAACTCGTTCTACTTGGGAACTTGTTACCGGATGGAAAGATGCACCACAATTTTATACCAGGATTAAGGTGTACGAAAAACCAAGAACTAACGCAGGAAAATTAAACGGAAGTAATATTTATTAATTATGGCAAAACACAAAAAACAAAAAGATGTAGTAGTAAATACATTAGATGAATCTACAATATATTGTCAAGGACATTACCCGGTAGGGCATATCAAATTGGTAATGGAAGATTACATCAATCGAGCAGAATGGTTTGATAAACTTGTCGATAATATGAGTGATACGATCCATAGGCTTGAGAAAGAAATAGAATCAACAGATGATGATTTTACAAATAAACTTTTAAAGGTTCGGATGCTGGAATTAAAGAAACAATTATTATCAGTTAATGCTTGGTGGGAACCTTCAATGGAGGATACCAGTAAATTGCATTCAGTAGAAACTTGTCAATTTTTAAGACCATTTAAATGAAAATAAAGAAGAGTAAAGATATAGTTGAAAAACTATTAAAGGAACAACCACATCTTCGAGATGATGATAATAAACTATTAGCATCTGTTTGGTATATTCAGATAAGGCATATGAATATGTTACCGGAAGATATATCGGGATACAAAGTTCTTGATTTGGTTGCTAATAAAAAGTTAGCCAATGCAGAATCTGTTAGAAGGTCAAGAGCAAAGTTACAAGAGCTCAGAACAGATTTACGAGGTAAAATATATGCATCAAGGCATAACCATATCGTAGATGTAAAAGAAGAATTAAAATCATTTACAACTTAATAAGTGTAAAATACATTTATTATATTTATCAATTAATTAATCTAAACAACTAAATTATGCAAGTTAAAAAAGGCATTGTAGAGCAAGTAATTGCAAATGGTACTTGGGAAGGCAAGTACGGAATTATGTACAAATTTGAAGTAGTATTCACGAATGGAGATGTTGGTGAATATTCTTCTAAAAGCAAAGACCAAAACAAGTTTGAGGTAGGTGCAGAGGTAGAGTATGAATTTACAGATGGTAAGTTCCCAAAAGTAAAGCCACATTATTCTAAGCCTCCTGGATCGTATCAATCAAAATCATATGGTAAATCTGATGATGTACAAGAAAAGATAGTAAGACAATCTATGTTAAAAGCATCAATAGATTTTTGGGCAATATCTCCGGAGTTGAAACCATCAACAGAAGATATATTTAAAACTGCAAATATCTTTATTGATTTTGTTAATCAGAAGTCAGAGCCACAATTCTCTAATGAGTTTACTAAATTAAATACTGGTAAAAATCTTGAAGATGCAGATTTAGATAGAGCAAAAGCAACAGACCATTTAAAAGAGGATTTACCATTTTAATTAATTAAGGTTGTTGCAAGAATCTAATCACATTGGGATGTCTTCGTTGGATTCTAAAATAGGGATAGAAATAACATTAGCAACTCCCTACCTTTCTAAATACACATTATGAAAGCATTTACACCTAATCATAAACACGGAAAAATCATTGCTTTATATTACGAAACAAAATCAGAGGCGATGAAGAAATTAAATGTTACTCGACCAACTATTGATAAGATATGCAAAGAGGGAGAGCTCTTTTACAAGTACATTCCTAAGATTGCAAAATCTTGTGGAGTATCAAGTGAAGAGGTAGTTAGAAACCTATCTAAAATAAAATAGATGGAATATTCATTTGATATAGAAATCGCAAAAAAGTACGGTATTAATGAGGCGATTATGATTAAGAACTTTCAGTATTGGATACGCAAAAACAAATCCAATAATCTTAATAATAACGATGGTCGCACTTGGACATACAATTCTGTCGAGGCTTTTACATTACTATTTCCTTTTTGGAGTTACAACCAAACAAAGAGAATATTATTATCTCTAATCCAGCAGGAGGTTCTTGTTACCGGTAACTATAATAAAGCCAAATATGATAGAACAAAATGGTACGCATTCGCAGATGAACAAACATTTGTCGATTCTGCACAATGCAATGTTACAAAAGCAAAAAAGCAATCGGTAAAACGCAACAATGCAAAGGATGATATTGCACAACCTATACCAAATATAAACACAAATAGTAAACACAATTCATTATATACTAATATGATTGCTATCTACGATAGCTTTTGTTTAAATGAATTTGATGCACCGAGTAATATAAATGGTCAAGAAGGTAAAGCAATGAAACAGATAATAAAATACCTTAAATCTGTTTGCAAGGCAAAAGGCGATGATTCAGATAGTGCAATCCAAAATGCATTTAAATACATATTAAATAATTGGAATCAATTAGAACCTTTTTACCAAAAGCAGATAAAACTATCTCAGATTAATAGCAACATAACAAACATCATAAACAACCTTAAAAATGGCAAAACAAAATCAAATCGCAGTAGTATCGCAAGAGAGATACTTGCAAAATATCAATAATCCAATCAGCCAGGAATATCTATATTCAAACACTATAAAGAGAATGAAGAAAAGACTGCTGATATAATAATGCTGATGCTTATACAATTTCAAGATTTCTATAATTGTAAAAGCAAAATGGACAAAGTGCAATTATTAGAAACTGCACATATCATAATCCAGCAGTTTAAACATTTTAATTACTACGATATAGGTTTGGCATTAAAAGAGGCTAAACTAAAACAAAAGATATACGATAGAATTGATGGTGGTATGATATTAGAATATCTTACGCATCACGATATAGATAGAACCGGATTAATAGTTACTGAGAGAGAAAGACAAAGAACTCAACAGAATGCAGAATGGAGTGCCTTATCAGAAAGAAGTAGTGTACAAAGATTAAAAGACTATTTAAGATGATAAAGGTAGGAACAGATTTTAGTGGCATTGGATCACCGGAATCAGCATTGAAAAGATTAGGTATACCTCACGATTTAATATTTGCTTGTGATATAGATAAGTATGCTCGTAAAAGTTATAATGCAATACATCCGAATGCAGATATAATTTATGAAGATATTACAACAAGAGATTTTGATGAAGTACCACAATTAGATTTATATATTGCTGGATTTCCCTGCCAGGCATTTTCTATCGCAGGAAAAGGTGAAGGATTTAATGATGTGAGAGGTACATTGTTCTTTAATGTAGCTGATTTTATAGAACACAATCAACCGGAATGTTTTATACTTGAGAATGTTAAAGGTTTGTTATCACACGATAAAGGCAGAACATTCCAAACTATAATTGATTTACTATCTAATAGTGGAGGTACGGTAAACGGACAATTAAGTTTTGATACTTATAATGATGGATTAGGTTATCATATTTATTACAAAGTATTAAACACAAAAGATTATGGAATACCTCAAAACAGAGAAAGAGTTTTTATTATAGGTTTTAGAGATTACAGAGTATTTAGATTTCCAAAAGCAATTCCTTTAGAGCTCAGATTAAAAGATATATTACAAGATAATCCGGATAGTAAATACCTAATTAATAAACATAGTTTTAACTACCTTAAAGAAAATCAGAAATGGAATAAGTTTAAAACTATTGATAGTGATTCAGAATTGGTTGATTGTATTACTGCAAGGTGTAATAAAATATCAAATAATAACAATTTTGTAGAGGTAGATGAAAAGCATTATTTAAGTGATAAGGCAATTAAATCTATAATTGAAAACACTAATAATTTACAGAAATCAAATGTGAATCCATTAATAGCATCTACATTACAAAGTCCAGGTAATGCTTGTGGTATATATAAAGGTGCAACATATATTAAGGTGCATAATCTTCAGAAACGAAGTGCAGATAGACCAAGTTTAAAGAACAATAAAAATGCAGGTGGTAGTGGTCATTTATCAAAAACTGATGGAACATCATATTGTTTAGATTCCGGTAATACTCAAGCAATAGAAGTTGTACAATTAAACGAATCAAAAGAGAGTGGAGGTAAACAACCATATCAACAGAATCGAGTTTATGATGTTGAAGGCTTAACTCCTGCACTTGTTTCTAATTTAGGTGGTGAAAGAAGTCATAATATAAACACTAAAAGAATTAGAAGATTAACTCCATTAGAATGCTGGAGATTGCAAGGTTTTACAGATGAAGAGTTTTACAGAGCAGAGGCAGAAGTTTCTGATACACAATTATACAAACAAGCAGGTAATTCAATAACGGTAAATGTGATTGCCGAAATACTTAAAAAGATTTATTTATGATTACATTAAACGATATGAAAGAAGTGGTGCAAGTAATAGAAGGCATAGAAGAGCAAATTCAAATACTTGATAGCCACAAAAGAATTATGGCAGAAACTATAATGAAACTTTCAGAAAGAGTTAAGGCTTTAGAAATTTATAACGAAATAGATAACCATTTAAAAAAATCAAACGAAGATGGAAGATAAAATAATATTAAACAGAGGAGAATCAAATTGTTGTAATGCATCAGTATATGAAAATACAGATAGATGTACAAAGTGTGGTGAAAATTGTGAAGTTATAGAATATGAAGATAACTAACGAAGATAATATGCAAATGATGGCCAGGTACGATGACAATCATTTCGATTTGGCTATTGTCGATCCACCTTTTGGAATAGGTAATTTTGTTCAAACTAATAACAGAGGTGATAAGGTTGAGTGGAATGAATCATCACCATCAGAAGAATATTTTACAGAACTTAAAAGAGTATCAAAAAACAGAATAATATTTGGTGCAAACTACTTTAATTGTTTTGAAGAAAAAGGTGGTGCAATCGTTTGGATTAAAAATCAACCAATGCCAAACTTTTCTAAATGTGTAATTGCATCTTGTTCTTTCCATAAAAAAACAGAATTATATACGCAAACTTGGACAAATTTTAAAGCAAAAGATAGAGTAGGAATACATCCTTGTGAAATGCCGGTATCAATATATGAATGGATACTAATGAATTATGCAAAAGATGGAGATAAGATATTAGATACACATTTAGGAAGTGGAAGTATTGCAATAGCTTGTCATAATCTCGGATTTGATTTAACTGCTTGTGAGCTCGATAAAGAGTATTATGATAAAGCAATGAAACGATTAAAACATCACGAATCTCAATTACGATTATTGTGAGAAAACACACTAAAATATATCTAAAGTTTTTTAACTATATTGCAGATGATTTTATTCCTTGTGAAGTTTGTTCCAGCAGAGCAGTAGATATTCATCATATCGATGCGAGAGGTATGGGAGGTTCAAACAAGGATGATAT